GATGAGTTTCGAGCGTTGCAGACGTTCTCACCTGTCGGTCCTGTTGCCGAGATGTCAACAAACACACAATTTGAATCTGTGGCTGCGAACTGGTCAAACCCGGCTTTGTAGGCCGCATTCGTGGCTTCTGTGTTTGAGTTCACAGCATCGTCCATCGGAATGTTGTACATGATCAGCGAAGCCATAGGCGATGCCGTACGAAGAGCAGTCAGGTAATCAACAGTCCGCTGTGTCAGTTGCGCTGAACTCGGATAGCTATTGTTGTCCACTGCCGCGGATCCTTGCACGCCATCGTTTACCGAGCACTGCACAAAGTGAGCACCCAAATTTGCGTAAGCCGCCGCAAGCTGAGGGATGGTCAGTGTTTGTTGGAGGCGCAGCAAAAAGTTTGGCACCAGTTGGCTCGTGGAATTGCGCCATAGGCCAGTGCCGCCCAGGTTATCCATCACCGCAGTTTCGCCAAGACCCAATGTGCGGGCGATGCTGTCGCAATAACCTTGACCCTGCGCCACACCCATGGTGCCTGAGCCGCCACCCCATGAATCCGTGTGAATCACGTACTTCAAAAGCTGCTCGTTGAAACCTGGCGGCGGCTGGATAAACGTGCTGTTGGCCGCCACGTAAATCGAAACGCGCCCAACCGGCTGGTTGATCGTAATGCGACGCGGGCGGCGTGAGCCAAAGTTCACGCCACAAGCCACATTGGTTCCAGTCAGCGGTAAGCAATCGCCAGGGATAACGGGCTTTGTGTCAACAAAGATCATCCCAGACTGAACGGCCCCAGCATCGACGTTATAAAGCGCAATCCAGGGGGAATCAGTGATGATCGTGCGGCAGAAGTTAGCCCCTTTGACAACCGGTGAAGCGTCACCAGGCGCCTGAAATGCCATCGTGACCAGCTCGGCCTTACCAAATGGGGCACCTGATGTGATACCGCCTATGGTTGAAAAATACTTGTCCTCATAAACTCCAGTCGTGTCTTGGAGCATTCCGCTCATCGCTGCACGATATGACCCAACAAACGAAATTGCACCGAGGCTCGCGCCGACAGCAAACTGGACTTGCTCAGGGTATCCTGCCAGTGGCTGGTCTGGGCCGTACCACATCCACACAGGGCCAGTGCTGTCAGGCGCAATCATCTTGATAGCGGTGCCAGATGGCAGAGTTGCCACCGCTGTCGTACCAACTGCTGCACATTGATAAAGTTGGCCACCTGCTGAATACACAGCGCCCTTTGTGGGGATCAGGCCCACCGTGATCGGAATTGCAGGGCAAAGTGCAGCGCGGCGATGGGGTACAGCGTTTGATCGCAAAGCGCGGAGTTTCGTGCGCAGGTTGTCCAGGCCCACCGTCCCCGATGAGGTGGAGGGCGTGGCGCCTGCGAGCGATTGAGTAGGATTTCGCATCGTCATGATCAGACCCCCATGGCGACGTTGACAGTGCCCGAGCCGCTGACGTGCTCGACCATCCAGTTCACCCAGGGCTCGTTCTCGATCACCACCTTGCCCGAGGTCGTGAATTCACGCAGGTGTGCGCCCCATTTCGTGCCGGCAGCCGATTCTTCGATGTTGCTGGCATACAGCCGAACCGTGGCTGTTCCGGTGATCAGCACGTCGACCGTGATTGGCAGGCGTGAGCGCAGCTTGCGGACATCCGACTTGGTGGCCGAGGTGGTGCCGTTCAGCATCACGTAGCAGTCTGGAAACTGTTCTTTGTCGATCATGTCGCCGATGTTGCTCATTTCAGGTGCTCCGTTGATGGCGTAAATAAATGGCCCTCGCTGGGCCTGAATGCATCTTTGATTGTACGCACCAAACCAGTGCACTACAATGGAGCGACACACGCAAATGCTTTGACACCATGGCCGTTGATCTTGAATCGCTCCAGGCAGAACTTGCGACCGTCAATAAGGCGGTCACGGCGGCCTATGGTGGCGCCGAATACGAGATCGCCAGCGGCACCAGTCGCCGGAAGCTCAAGCGGCAAGACCTGAGCATCCTGCTGGCCCGCAAGCGCGAGCTTGAACTGGCCATTGGCCGCATGGATGGCACGGGCTCACGCGGGCCTTCGCTTGGCGTGGTCGTTGACACCGCGGCCCCCGGCCCCTGCACCCAATGAGCGCCTACGCCCAAATGCCCAGCGGGGTGATCCTGCCCCAATCGCTGGCCGCCAGCGTCATGCACCAGCAGCTGTTCGGCCCTGGTGGATACCGCACGGCGAGCCCCAACAATCGGCACACGGCCGGGTGGATCACCACCAGTGGAAGTGCCGACAGCGACACGCTGGGCGATGTTCAGACCCTGCGCCAGCAGTCGAGCGACCTAGTGCGCAACGAGGCCCTGCCGGCCGGCATCATCGCGTCGAACGTCACCGCGGTGGTTGGCACGGGCATCGTCCCGCAGTCGCGCATCAATGCCGATTTGCTGGGCATCAGCCCCGAGCAGGCCGAGAAGTGGCAGCGCGCAGCCGAGGCCGTCTTTTGCCAGACAGCCGACAAGAACCACTTCGACGCCGAGCGCGGCCAGAACTTCTGGCAGATGCAGGGGACCGTCCAGCGCGGAATGAAAGAGCGCGGCGACATCTTCGCGGTGCGCCGGTACATCAAGCGCGCGGGCAAGAAGCTTGGTATGGCTGTGCAGCTGGTCGAATCCGACCGAGTGTCGACGCCCACCAATGGCACCTACACCGAGCGCGACATTCGCGCAGGCTGCGAGCGTGACAGCGACGGCGCCCCGGTGGCATGGCACATCGCCCAGGTGCACCCCGGCGAGCGCCTCATGGCCCGGCCGGTTAGCGAGGCCCAGAATTGGACACGCATTCCCGCCTTCGATGGCAACGGCGATCCACTGATCCTGGCCGTGATCCCCAAGCTGCGCCCAGGCCAGACCCGTGGCGTGCCGTACCTGGCGCCAGTCATTGAAATGCTCAAGCAGTTGACCCGCTACAGCGAGGCCGAGATTGCCGCAGCGGTGGTGAGCGGCATGCTGGCCATCATGGTCAAGTCGCCCGCAGCGGTGGGGCCGCTTGGGCCCATGACATCGGTCCCAGGCATGGTGAGCAGCCCGAGCAAGGGTGGGCCTCAGAAGGTCACCAAGCTGCAGTCGGGCATGATCGTCGACCTGGCCCCCGGCGAAGACATCGAGGTGGTTCAGAGCACGCGGCCAAACACGGCGTTCGATCCGTTCGTGACTGCCGTGCTGCGACAGATCGGGTCTGCGCTTGAGATCCCGTTTGAGGTGCTGACAAACCACTTCCAGAGCAGCTACAGCGCCGCCCGTGCGGCCCTGATGTCGTTCTGGCGTTTCGTGCTGAAAGAGCGCGACTTCCTGGTGACATCGTTCTGCCAGCCTTGCTGGGAATGGGCCATCACGGAAGCCGTGGCCACTGGCGTGCTGTCTGCGCCTGGCTTCTTTGATGACCCGGTGATCCGTGCGGCTTGGATGGGGTGCGACTGGATCGGCCCCGGCATGCCTGCCATCGACCCGCTGAAAGAGGCTGCTGCAGCCGAGGCCTGGAATGCCCTGGGCATCTGGAGCTTGCAGGACATCAGCGCCCAGCAGGGCAAGGACTTCGACCGCACGCATGCGCAGCTGGTGCGCGAGAAGAAAATGCGCGAGGCCGCTGGCTTGGTGCTGCTGCCAGCGCCTGAGCCCGCGCCTGGTGATGCAGCCGGTGCGCCCGCACCTGCTCCGGCCCCGAGCAAGAAGCAGCCCGCAAAGGCCGCCGCGCAGATCCGCGAGGCGATGATGGCTGAGCTGATCCTTGGCGAGGATGGATAATGACCTTGATTGCTCGCAAGGACGCCATTGCGATGGGCCTGAAGCGCTACTTCACGGGCAAGCCATGCAAGCACGGCCACGTTTCTGATCGTCTTGTGTCCAACAAATATTGCTGCCAATGCAACGATGTTCGACGTGCTGAAAACAGTGAAAAAAACAGAGAATATCACCGCAACAGGCACAGCAAGTTGCGGGATTCTGAGAACGCACGCAAGAGAGAGTACCGCTTAAATAACCCTGATGTTGTCTCTGAGCAATCGCGTATTCAGCGCGAGCGACATGGAGCAAAGCGTATCGCCTACAACAAGGCCTATAGGCAGAACAAGAAGCACATTGTGCGCGCTGCCGAGGCTCGCCGCAGGGCGATTGAGATGAAGGCAACGCCGCCTTGGATATCTGACTTCGATGAACTCGTTTTTATTGAGGCATACGACCTTGCTAGAGCAAGGTCAGAATCAACCGGCATTGATTGGCATGTGGATCACATGATCCCGCTTGCCGCGAAGTCTGCGTGCGGACTTCATGTGGCCGCCAACATCCAAGTTATACCTGCGACAATCAATCGAAGGAAGATGAATCGAATGATCCTAACGGAGCCACTTCAGTGGCTTGGAGTGATGCAATGAAGAAGCGAGCACTTGAGGCGGTTCTGGCGACCCAATGGGCCATACTTCCTGATGCTTTGGAGACGATCCGCTCAATCGCAGAGCGAGAAAATGAATTCTTGGGCAACCTTGAGGCGCTGGAGTTAAAACTTGGTAGGCCGCTGGGAAACACCATGTCGGCCTCGATCCGAGACGGCATCGCCACGATCCCCATCGAGGGGCCGCTGTTCAAGCGAGCCAACCTGATGACCGCATTCAGCGGGGCGACCAGCTATGAAATGGTGGCGCGAGATCTGACCGTAGCGCTTGAAGACCCGAATGTGCAGGCGGTGATCCTGGCTGTTGACTCGCCTGGTGGCGAAGTGCGCGGCACCACCGACCTGGCCGGCATGATCAAGTCGGCCAACAAGCCTGTCTGGGCTCACGTCAGCGGCACTGCCGCATCGGCCGCTTACTGGCTGATCAGCGCCGCAGACAAGGTGATCGCTTCGGACACCTCCATCCTGGGTTCGATTGGCGCCCAGCTTGGCTACACAGCCAAAGACCCAAAGCCCGGCGAGCGCTCCGTTCGCTTTGTTTCGAGCGTGTCGCCGCTGAAGAACGCCGACCCCGAAACCGATGCTGGTGCGCAGCAGGTTCAGCAAATGGTTGACGACCTTGGATCCGTATTCGTGGCGTCAGTTGCCGGTAACCGCAATGTTTCGGTAGAAACTGTGCTAGAAAAGTTCGGGCAGGGTGGCGTCATGGTTGCTTCAAAAGCCCTTGATGCTGCTATGATCGACGGCATCGATACGTTTGAATCCGCTTTTGCGGCCCTGAAGAAGGAAATTAGTTCCATGGATTACACCAGCCTGACGGCCGCAGCCCTGGCCGAAAACCGACCCGACATCGTGGCCGCCCTGCGCGCCGAAGGTGTTGCCTCCGTGACTGTGCCCGATGTGGCTGCTGCTTGTGCCGAGGCCGTCACGGCCGAGCGCACGCGCATCACCGCCATCGAGGCCCTGCTGATTCCTGGCGCTGAAAGCGTGATCGCCGCGGCCAAGGCCGATGGCAGCACCGCCGATGTCGCCGCTGTCCGCGTGATCCAGCACATGCGTGCAGGTCAGGCCAATGCAGGCGCAACCGCTCTCGTCAACATCCAGAAGGCCGAGAACGAAATGGAAAAGCCCAACGCCAGTTCGACCGGCGACAAGCTGACCGAAGAGCAACAGGCCGTGGCCGACATGGAAGCCCTGCGTAAGGCAGGCGTGATCCGCTGATTTCAGGAGCAAGCAAATGCAGCACAACTACCATGCTTCCGGCGCGAACACGCTGGGCACCTTCACCCCGGACAACCTGATCGCACCTGGTTGCGACATGGTGACTGAGGGCATCACCCTCAAGTCTGGCGCCAACTTCGTGCGCGGCACCGTGCTGGAAGAAACCGTGTTCGGCACGGCTGCCAGCGCGGCCAAGTCGGGCGGCAACACTGGCAACGGCACCCTCACGCTGGACGCCACCACGCCCACCCTGTTTGGCGCTGCGTCAGGCGTCTACACCGTTCGCTGCATCACTGCTGCAGCCAACGGTGGCACGTTCCTGGTCAACACCCCGAGCGGCACCAGCCTGGGCACGTTCGCGCTGCCTGGCACCGCCGGTGGTTCGGCCACCTTCAGCAACCAGATCAAGTTCACCTTGGCAGACGCCGCCACCGACTTCGTTGTGGGCGATGGCTTCGACATCACTGTGACCGCTGCCGCCCAGAGCGCGCAGAAGTACCAGAAGGTGACCGCCGACAACCGCGCCCGACTGGTGTTGCTGGAAGACGTGGACGCCACCACTGGCGACAAGGCATCCGTGGCAGCCGCCACCGGATTCTTCAACAAGCCCGCCCTGACCATCGGCAGCACGGCCACCCTGAACGGTGTCCAGCGCACGCTGGAAGCCCGCAACATCTACCTGCGCGACACCATCGGTGTGGTGACCGCGGACTGATCAACACAACGACACAGAGGACATCATGGACCTGTTCAGCACCTATACCCTCAATCGCGTCGTTGTGCCTCGTCTGCGCACGATGCCCAAGTTGTTCCTGACGATGTTCCCCAGCGTCATCCAGTCGGACAAAGACGAAATCCTGTACGACGTGACCAAGGCGATCCGCCCTGGTGCCACCCCGTTCGTGCACCCCATGGCCAAAGGCAGGGTCATCGAGGGCGCTGGCTACAGCACCAAGTCGCTGAAGCCTGCCTACGTGAAGGACATCCGTGTCCACACCCCTCACCAGAACCTGAAGCGCCTGGCCGGTGAGCAGCTGGGCGGCACCCTGACCCAAGAGCAGCGCATGCTGGCTCGCGTGGCGTCTGATGTGCAGGATCAGATGGACCGCCTGCAGAACCGTTTCGAGGTGATGGCCGCCGAGGCTGTGATTTTCGGCACCCAGACCATCAAGGGCGAAGGCTTCGATGAACTGGTGGACTTCGGCAAGTCGGCCGCATCCAAGACCGTCTTGGCCGGCGCGAACAAGTGGAACGACCCTGACATCACCATCGACAAGATGTTTGGTCAGCTGGAAGACCTGGCCGAAGACATGCGCAATCGCATCGGTCAGACGCCCGACTACGTTCTGCTGGATCCCAAGGCCTGGGCCTTGCTGCGCCTGAAGCTGATGGCTTCGGACAAGGGCGGTGCCAAGTACCTGGACAAGCAGAACAAGGGTTTCGAGCGTGTGAGCGTTGACCTGACGCCCACCCTGGCCGGCACCATGGGCCTGCTTGCCAAGGGCAGCTTCGGCGACATCCCCATCTTCACCTTCCAGTCGGAGTACGTCGACCCCGAGACTGGCGCGGTCAAGAAGCTGATGCCCGACAACACGGTTCTGATGATCGCTCGCAGCCGCTTCGATGGTGTGCGTCACTTCGGTGCCATCCAGTCCATTGACCCTGCCACCGATCAGTTCGTGCTGAACCCGATGGAATACTTCTCGTCCAGCTGGTCCGAGAAGGAGCCTGCATCTCGCTACCTGCGCCTGGAGTCGGCCCCCTTGATGGTGGGCTACTACCCTGATGCTGTGCAGACCATCACGGTCGCCTGACCGGGAGCGAAACCATGAAGCTGATCGCCTTGGTTTCCATCCTGGCCAATGGCCTGGTTCCGCCTGGTGGCCCCTTGGTCGTTTCTGACGGCGAGGGCTCCACCCTGGTGGATCGCAAGTTTGCCCGGTACCCAACCGAGGCTGAACTTGCGAAGCACTGGCCTGATGAGTTCGCGGCCAGCGAGCGTGCTGCTGAAGCTGCTGCTGCAGCCGAAGCCGCAGCCGCCGCTGAAGCGCAAGCCCAGGCTGATGCTGCTGCACAGGCAGCCGCCGAAGACCAGGCCCAGGCTGACGCCGCAGCCGCTGAAGCTCAGGCCAAAGCCGATGCTGATGCAAAGGCCCAGGCCGACGCAGAAGCTGCTGCTGCAGCAAAGGCCGAAGCAGACGCCAAGGCCGCAGCCGAAGCAACCAAGCCCGCCACCAAGGCTGGCAAGGCCAAGGGCAATGGTTGAGTCGCCAGACGACTTCGCGGCCTTCATGAACCCCGAAGATTTCGGGGTTTTTGCTTCCTGCGAAGGTCAACGCTTCACCGGGATCTTCGACACGTTCCACGACCAGCAACGGCCTGGCGGCACGTCCAACAGCACCATGGGTTCGTTCATGGTTGGCGCCGCCGACATGAGCCTGACGGTCTACCAGTTCACCACCGGCTGGCCGCTGGCTGCTGGCGTGGGTGTTGAAAAGACCCTGACCGTCGAGGATGGCTCCGACGCTGGCAACTACCGCATCAAGGACATCGAGCGCGAAGGCGGCATGGTTCGCCTGATGCTGAACAAACGACCATGAGCAGCTACCGCACGCAGATCGCCGATGCCTTCAAGGCCCGCCTGCTGGGCGCCACACCAGCCGGGCAGTCTGTGCATGCCTCACTTGATCGGCCCTTGCAGCCGGCTGATCTGCCTGCGGTGCTGATCTACACGCTGACCGCCAAGCGCGGCCGGCAGGACTACGGCAACACGATCATCGAACGCCTGGTGACCGTGAACATCGAGGCGGCCATTCAGGCCACGCCTGCCACTGCGCTGGCCCAGGCTGAAACGATGAGCGCCGCCATTGAGGCGGCCATCGAGGCCGACCCCACTCTGGGCAACCTGGTGGAAGACACCCGCTGGGAACAGACCATGAGCGATGTGTCTGCGTTCGGTGAGCTCACCCTGGGCGTGGTGATGATGGAATACACCGTGTGCATGCTCACCGTGCGCCTGGATCACCTGCCGCCTGACGATGGCTTCCTGACCACGCCAACGCTGGTGCAGACGCGCCCAGACCCGAAGACCGTTCAATTCCCCGAGCCCATTGCGCCTGATCCTGAATCGGTGTGCGGGCCCGATGGCTGCGACATACCCGCATGGGGTGGGGAGTTGCCCCGATGACCGCGCGCGCCCAGGGCTACGCTGAAGCCCAGATCCCCGACATGGAGCGCCGCCTTGCCAGCGTGGTGCGCCTTGGCACCGTGGCCGCGCTTGACGAAGGCAAGGCCCGCATCAAGGTCAAGGCCGGGAAGGTCACCACCGGATGGCTGCCGTGGTCTGTTGGCCGCGCTGGCCCTGATCGCACATGGTCTGCGCCCGAGGTTGGCGAGCAGGTCATCATGGTGGCGCCCAGCGGTGATCTGGCCCAGGCCGTGGTGGTGGGCACCGTCTACCAGAACGACCACCCGGCACCGGCCAACAGCAAGGACAAGACCGTCACCGAGTGGAGCGACGGCGCACGCATGGAGTACGACCGGGGCAGTCACACGCACAGCCTGAGCGTGCCTGCTGGTGGCACCATCGTGTTCAGCATTGGCGGCACGACGTTTGAGCTCAAGGGCAACAGCGCGCGCCTGGTGAGCCAGCATGTGACCATTGATAGCCCGACCACGGATATCAAAGGCGACGTCAACATTGACGGCCGCGTGGTGGCCCAGGGCGATGTGATCGGGGCTCAGGTCAGCCTGGAGAACCACGTTCACGCAGACACAATGTCCGGCCCTGGCACCAGTGGCCAGCCGGCCAAGGGGGCATGATGCAGGGGATGAGCCGCAACACTGGCGAGAAGCTGACCGGGGCCGAGCACCTGGTGCAGTCGATCCGGGACATTCTGACAACGCCCATCGGCAGCCGCATCATGCTGCGCGAGTACGGCAGCCGCCTGCCCGAGCTTGTTGACCGCCCATTGAACGCCCTGCTGGACGTAGAATTGCAGGCAGCAGTGGCCGTCGCGCTGGATCGCTGGGAGCCTCGCTTCAAGCTGACCACGGTTCAGATCACCGAGCGCACGACTGCTGGCCGCATCACCATCAGCATCGAAGGGGTCATCGTCGCCGATGGCCGCACCGTGCGCCTTGAAGGCATCACCGTATGAGCACTGACGTCATCCTCGATCTAGCCTCGCTGCCCGCGCCGCAGGTGGTCGAGGCCCTGAGCTTCGAAGCCTTGTTCAAGCGCAAGCTGGAGGCGCTGATTGCGCTGGACCCGAGCTTTTCGGCCCTGGTCGAGTCAGACCCGGCCATCAAGCTGTTGGAGGCCGACGCCTACGATGAACTAGTGCTGCGCCAGCGCATCAATGATGCCGCACGCGCCCGCCTGCTGGCATTTGCCGAGGGTTCAGATCTTGATCAGCTGGCCGCCTTCTACGGCGTGACCCGGCTGGTGGGCGAACTTGACCAGGCCTTCAAGACCCGGGTGCGCGAGGCCATCATGAGCCGCAGCGCCGCGGGCACGGCATCGCAGTACCGCTTTGCAGCCCTGTCCACCAACATCGATGTTCTGGACGCCAATGTGGACAGCCCGCAGGGCGGTGTGGTGCGGGTTTCGATCCTGTCCCGCCTGGGCGACGGCACGCCATCTGCGCAACTGCTGGCCGATGTGTCGGCTGTTGTTCAGAGCGCCACCGTGCGTGCGCTGTGCCACAACGTGCAGGTGGTGGGCGCTGAGATCGTGCAGGTCGATGTGACCGCAACGATCTACCTGACGCCCACAGCACCGCAGGCCGTGTTCGATGGCCTGCCGGCTGTGCTGCAGACCGAGTTCGCCAAGGTGCGAGGCCTTGGCTACAACGTCGCGCCTTCGTGGGTGGTATCCAAGCTGCAGGCCGGTGGCGTCCAGCGCATTGAGGGCATGACCCTCACGCCCCAAGTGGTGATCGGCAAGAACCAGTGCGCGGCCCTGCGCAACATCAACCTGGTGCTGGGTGGCCGTGACTACTGAAACCCTACTCCCACCCAACGCGACCCGTCAGGAGCGCGCGCTTGAGGCTGCCATGCGTCCTGGCGCCGATGTGGTGGCCGGTGTCGACCTGATCCGCACGGCCAAGGAAAACCCGCCCGATGACTGGCTGTATTGGCTGGTGTGGGAGTACGGCCTAGAGGAATTGCTGCCATACCTGACCGACCCTCGCGATGTGATCGCAGACGGCATCCAGTGGCAGCGCATCCGCGGCACACCCGGCAGCATCACGATGGCCATGGGCTGGCTGGGGCTGGCCGCCACCATCGACGAAGAAGACCCGCTGACGGCGCACTGGTACGAATACCAGCTGGACCCTGGCAGCATTCCGAGCCGCACCGATCTCGAGAACTTGGTTGCGCTGGCCCGGCTTTCTGCTCCGGTGGGCACGCGCCTGTCTCGCGTCTATCACGGGTATGACCTGCGCCGGGCTGTCTATGACCGGTGCGACTGGTCGGATGGCTCGCTGTACAGCGACCACAGTGGTGTGTGGGACGATGCGCTGCAGGCTGATCTGAGCTTCGGGCGCACACACCAGGCGCACAGCGAGTTGCCTGCGCCGACCGTGGGCACCGGGTTCATGCGTCTGCATTCAGCCGATGCCCGGTACAATGACACGCTGGTGTGGGATGTGGGCAGCTACGACGACGAAGCCATCACCCTGAACGGTGATTTCCAGCGGTTCGTGGTGCGGCAGATAATGGGCCAGGGTGTGGGTCGCAACCTCCTGGTCGCCGATGGAACCGTGCGGGCTGACGGATCGCAGTTGGCCACCGGTGGCCAGCGGGCCGAGATCCCACAGTTCCCGTTCAGCCACATCACCGGGACGATTGATGACGTTGATGGCTGGGGCCCCTCCGTGAGTTGGGGTGATCGCACTTGGGGCGAAAGCCTGCCGTGAAGGATTGAGACATGAGCGACTTTGAAGCACTGCCTGTTGATCCATCTTCCGCCTGGGTAGATGTGCCCATGCTGTCGACCGATGCGCTGCTTCGCGGTGGCGCTGACGGCGCCTTGAACGCCCAGGCCATTGCGCTGGTCAAGCGGGCTAAGTGGCTAAAGGATCAGGCCTCGGTGATTGCTGCTGCTGCTGATGCAGCGCTTGCCGCAGCGGGCAGTGTGAGCGGCACGGCTAGTTCTGCGCAGACAGCTGCTGCAGCGGCCCAGGCTGCAGCCACCAATGCGCAGGCAGCGGCAGCCAATGCCGTGAGCACTGCGACCAACGCATCTACGGCAGCCTCTACCGCGCAGGCTTCCGCGAATGCCGCCCAGGCCGGTGCTGATGCATCGTTGAAGAAGGCTGGCGGAACGATGGTTGGACCGCTGGTGCTCCCCGGCAACGCAGTGAGTCCGCTTGAGGCGGTGCCGTTGCAGCAGTTGGGTGCCTATGCAAGGTTTGGCTCGTCAGGTCTGGTTGTGGCCGGGGGCTCCTCGAACAACGTTCAGTTTGTCGGCATCCCCAGTTGGGCGAATGAAATTTCCATCGACCTTTGCGGGATCACACAATCTGGTGGGCAAAGTTTGCCTGAGTTGTCGTTGCAGCTTTGTGGATCTGACAGTGTGTTCGGCGGCAATGAAATGGCCTACACGGTCTTTGCCCCAGACACCAATTCGGCAGTCAGCCCCTGGTCTGCGGCTTGGCGGACCTTTGGCAGCGCTTCTCAGTCAGCCACATTGCATAGGGGGGCACAGATCACTGGAGGCATCCGAGGGCGGGTGCAGATCAGCCGCCGTGGCTCTGCTGACATCCACGAGTTCACATCCAACGCGATCATGAGTGACACAGGAAGCAGCTTGCAGCCGGCATTTTGCGCTGGTCGATGGGCTCCAGCAATCCTTGGCGCTGTGTATGGGGTCAGGGTCCATGTTGGGGCGAATACCATGACTGCCGGTAGCGGGATTGTTGTTCGCTGGAGGTCGTAAGCATGATCGGCCTCCTACTCCACACCTTCCACACCTCGCCCGTGCCTTGCGACGACACGGCGGGCGTGTACCTGCTTGCTGATGGCTACACGGCGGGCATGTTCAAAAACTCCGAGTGCCGCCCCGGCGCTTGGGCAGGCTGGGCACCTGAAACCAACGTGCTCACGCTCGGACCAGTGAAGGCCAAGGCTGGCGCGATTGTTGGCGCTGTCGCTGGCTACAAAGCGCACCCCGTTTTCCCCCTGCTTGTGCCATCGGTGGCTGTCTCGCTCGATGGGCGCTCATGGCTGCGTGCGTCGTTCCTGCCTAAGTTCAAGACTAGCGCTGGCGGGGCGTCACTGTCGGTCGAGTTTGAATTCTGAAGATTACGAAAGACCCCCATGGCAATCCTCACCAAAGCTGGCCGCGTGGCCATCGCAACCGCCATCAAGGCTCAGGCCATGCACCTCGCGTGGGGGCCTGGTGATGGCACCTGGACAACGCCCCCGAGCGAAGACGCCAATGCTGCAGCCATCACAAACGAGATCGGCCGCCGACTGGTCAACTCGTGCGACTACGTGGTGCCAGACAGCAACGGCGCCATCGAGATCGCGGGCCTGGGCAAGTTCAGCACAACCACCACGCCAACGAACCAACTGTTCGCGGTGACCACGTTCGACTTCGCGGATGCGGCCACATCGACAATTCGACAGCTTGGCCTGTTCGTGGGCACCACTGTTCAGTCTGGCCTGCCAGGCGGCCAGCGTTACTTCACGCCCGCGCAGATCACTGCACCGGGTACACTGTTGCAACTGGAGAACCGGGCGCCAGTGCCTCGCACGTCGAGCACCCGCGAGCGCTTTGAAATCCTGATCACATTCTGACCGAGGGCACCTCATGTCCGTGACCTATCCACTTGACGGCTACTTCAACCGGCACGACCCGGCCAAGCGCTTTGAGAAGCACCTGATCCGCGCCGGCAAGGGTGTGCAGTCGGCCGAGATCAACGAGATCCAGGAGAGCCTGCTGGCCCGCCAGAAGGGCATCGCCGATGTGATTTTCAAGGACGGCGACATCGTGCGCGACTGTCAGGCGGTGGTGGATGACACCACGGGCGCTGTGCAGATGGAGGGCGGTGCGCTGTACCTGCGTGGCGCTGTCCGTGATGTGGCCGCGGCCAGCTTCACCGTGCCAGTCAATACCGTGGTTCAGATCGGCATCCGCCTGACAGAAACGGTCATCACAGAACTGGAAGACCCGACCCTGCGCGATCCCGCCACTGGAACGCGCAACTATGACGAGCCAGGCGCTGGCCGCCTCAAGGTCGAGGCCGCATGGGGCTGGAACGGCGACGGCGGCACGGGCGAGTTCTTCGCGGTCTACACCGTGGACAACGGCACGCTGCTGTCCAAGGAGCCGCCCCCTGCATTCGATGCGGTGACCACGGCCATCGCGCGATACGACCGAGACAGCGCAGGCGGTGATTACATCATCGAGGGATTGCCCGTCAGCGCCAGCTACAACCGCGGCACCCAGAAGGTCACCGTCCTGGTTGGCGAGGGCCGGGCTCGCGTGAATGGCTTCCCCATCGAGGTGGCCCGCGGTCTGCGCCAGGTCTATGACGCTGACCCTGACCTGAAACCGATCATTGCTGAACCCAAGACGTTCACGCCCACCAGCGGCACGATGCGCATCAACCTGGACAATGGGCCGCTGATCAGCATTCAGCAGGTGCGCGTGACGGCCCAGAAAACCCAGGCGATCACGCACGGGGCCTTCTCTGGCGCATCCGACCCGCTGCCCGACAACTCGGTGTTGTCCATCGTGGCTGTGAACCAGGGCGGCACGTGGAACGGAACGGCCTTCACAGGCGGCACCACCTACGCAGCCACCACCGACTACCTGCTGACAAGTGGCCAGGTGGACTGGTCGCCTGGTGGCGCCGAGCCCGCGCCGGGTTCGTCTTACACGGTTGTCTATCGCTACCAGTCGACCGCCGCTGGCGTGGTCAGCGCAGTTGATGACACCGGCTTCACGCTGGGCGGCCCTGTGGTGACGGGCAGCATCGTGACGGTCGATTACACATTCGCGCTGCCCCGCATCGACGCGATCACGCTGGACGCCGATGGCCGCCTGAACCGCATCAAGGGTGTGGCGAGCCAGTACCGACCCGCGCAGCCTGTGGTGCCATCTGAGCAGCTTCGCATCGCTGGCTTGTCGCACACCTGGTTCGGCGATCCGACCGTGCAGCGTGATGCCATCATGGTCATGCCCATGGACGAACTGCAGGGCCTGCGCACGCTGGTGTTTGACCTGTTCGACCTGGTGGCTCAGGAGCGCTTGCGCACCTCGATCAGCCTGTCTGACCCTGCTGCCAAGCGCGGCGTGTTCGTTGATCCGTTCACGAACGACAATCAGCGCGACGGCGGCATCAGTCAGACGCTGGCCGTGATCGATGGTGAGTTGGTGCTGGCCATCAGCCCTACCGTCACTGCGGTGGGCGCCGGCATCACGGCCCCCGAGCTTTTGCCCTACACGCTCGAAACCGTGGTCGAGCAGCCGCTTCGCACGGGCAACATGAAGATCAACCCATACCAGGCGTTTGATCCAATGCCAGCGGCCATGTCGCTGGCGCCTGCTGTGGATTTTTGGACTGAGTTGAACACGGTCTGGACAAGCGGCATCACGCGCCGCTTCAGCCAAGGCACCGGCACGCTTTCCACCGTCACGACCAGCACGGGCGTGGAGGTTGTGAGCGCCAACGAGACAGCGAGCCCGCTGATTCGCCAGCGTTCTGTGGGCTTTACCATCGCCGGCTTCGGCCCGGGTGAAGTGCTGCAGACCCTGACCTTCGACGGCGTGGCCGTCACACCGGAGAACCCATAAATGGCCACCTTGACCGCAAACAGCCAGGGCGTTGTCGTCGGAAAATTCACCATCCCTGCGGGCATCCCCGCTGGGGCCAAGGCCGTGCAGGCCGTGGGCGGTGGGGGCCAGCGCGCCACTGCCACCTACACCGGCCGGGGCACGATCCGAACCGAGGAGCGGCGCCAGGTGACCACGATCACCAGCACGTTCGTGGCAACGCGCACCGACCCCCTGGCGCAGACCTTCACGCTGAATGAGTCGCGCCACATCGCTGGCGTCGATCTGTGGTTCACCACTGCCGGCACGAAGGATGTGGTGATCCAGATCCGCAACACGGCGAACGGCTTTCCCGGCCAGCAGGTGCTCGCTGAAAAGCGCATCAAGCCCGCCGACATTGCCGCCGCTGGCAACAGCACCCGCGTTCTGTTCGGTGCCCCCGTGTGGCTGGAATCGAACCGAGAATTCGCCATCGTGGCCCTGAGCGACAGCGCAACGGCCGCCCTGGCTGTGGCTGAGTTGGGCAAGTTCGACAGCGCGAACCAGCGCTGGATCACGAGCCAGGCCTACCAGGTGGGTGTGCTGCTTTCATCGAGCAACGCGAGCACCTGGACGGCGCACCAGGACAAGGATTTGGCGTTTCGCCTGCTGGGCTGCAAGTTCACCGGCACCTCGCGCACGATCAGCCTGGGCAGCGTGACCGTGGCCGACTGCAGCGACTTCCTGGCCGCCTTGAACATCGACATCCCAGCCACCGGGGCAAGCGCAGAGATCCAGGCGACGGCGCCGAGCGGTGAGGTTTACCGCATGTCGCCTGACCAGCCGGTGGCCTTGCCCGTGCGCGTGGATGGTTCGGTGTCACTGAGCGTTTCGCTCACCGGTACCGAGAAGGCCTCCCCTGTGGTCTACCCTGGCATCAGCTTCGTGGCCGGTGACCAGGATGCATCGGGCACCTACGTCAGCCGGGCATTCCCGGTGGGCACGTCTTCGCGGGTGTCGATCACCATGGAGTGCCTGATCCCCGGCACGGCTGGCATGACGGTCGAGATCCAGAAGGCCGACCTGTCCTGGCAGACCTTGACGCTGACCAGTGGCGCACCGGTGGGCGATGGCTGGGTTGAACGCAACTACACGGTGACGGGCTTCACGGCCACTGAGAGCCGCGTGCGCATCACTCTGACCGGCACGGCCCAGCACCGCCCCCGTGTGCGCAAGCTGCGTGCCGTGGCAACTGCGTAACCAGGGAGGTCTATGCCGACACCGACCACCGCGAACCGCGGCTATCAGAAGCCAGACCCAGCCAACAAGCTGAACGTCGATGTGCTGCGCCTGATGGCAGCGCTGGACGCCATCGACATCGACATCAATGCGCTGCTGACAGCCGCTCAGACCATTGCCGGCGTGAAGACGTTCAGCGCCTCGCCCATCATCCCGACGCTGGCGCAGACCGACAACAGCACCAAGGCGGCCAGCACGGCTTACGTGAAAGCCGCCATTGCCGCCCTGGTGGCGAGCTCGCCCGCGCAGCTGGACACGATCAACGAACTGGCCGCGGCCCTGGGCAATGACGCCAACTTTGCGGCGACGATGACTGCAGCGCTGGCCGGCAAGGCCGATGCCGCAGCGACCACCACGGCACTGGCCGGCAAGGCTGCCACGGGCCACACCCACACAGCAGGACAGGTGGCAGGCGGCCCAGCATTCTCAGCCTACATCGGGGCGACACAAACCGTGTCGAACGGTGTGGCCACCAAGATGGCGCTGAACACCGAGACGTTCGACACTGACGGCGCCTTCGACAACGCGACATTCCGCTTTCAGCCGAATTTGGCTGGCTACTACTTCTTCACTGGCCGCCTGTCCGGTGCCGCTGCCACATCCGGCACGATCATGAACGCGCACATCTACAAGAACGGTGCGCTGCTGAAGAACGGTCAGCCGTACATTCCGCCATCTGGCTCCAGCAGCATGACGGTCACGATCTCTGGCCTGGTGTACCTGAACGGCAGCACGGACTACGTGGAGCTTTGGGGCACCAACTCTGGATCTGGAACCAACACGTTTTCAGCCGGCGCATCGGTCAGCTTCTTTGACGGTTACTTCGTGCGCCCCTGACAATTCGTTTGCCTCTACTTCTTTTCATTGAGCCGGTGATAGAATCGGCACAGCCTTGTCAAAGGATTACCCATGAGCGAAACCTTCCTCCACGGTGTTGAGGTCGTCGAAGTTGACGACGGCATCCGCCCCATTCGTACCGTCCGATCCTCCGTGATCGGTGTCGTGGGCACCGCGCCCAACTCCGCACCTGAAGTGAAGGCCTCGCTGTTGACTGGCACTGTTGCCAGCAACAATGCGCTGACGTTCACCTCCAAGATGGTGGGCGTTCTGGGCAACGACATCACCGTCCACCTGAAAGACCCCAAGGCGAACAGCGCTGCGCTGTCCGTGGTGGTCACCGGCAAGGACATCGTGGTCAGCCTGGCAACCGGCAGCACTGGTGCCATCACCAGCACGGCCGCACAGATCAAGACCGCCATCGAGGCCAACGCCACGGCCAACGCCATGGTTGGCTTGGCGAACACTGGCGCCAGCACTGGTGCTGGTGTGGTGGCTGCAGCCTTCCGCCCCGCATCGTTGACCGGTGGCGAAGACGAGCCCTTCCCACTGAACACCCCCGTGCTGGTCGCTGGTGATGCGCGCTTCGCATCCAAGCTGGGCACGGCCGGCACGCTGCCCGACGCCATGAATGGCATCTTCGACCAGAGCGGTGCTGTGGTGGTTGTTGTGCGCGTTGCTGTCGGGGCCGATGACGCCGCAACCTTGGCGAACGTGTCCGGTGGCATCGATTCCGGCACGGGTCAGTACAATGGCGCTTGGGCGCTCGTTGGTGCTGAATCGTCCGTGGGCTTTTGCCCCAAGATCCTGGTCGCCCCCGGCTGGACGCACCAGCGCACCGGCAGCCAGGCCAACGCTGTGGTGGCCGAGTTCCTGAGCATTGCCCAGCGCCTGCGCGCCGTGGCCATCGCTGACGGCCCGAGCACCACCGACGCAAACGCCATCGCAGCCCGTGAGAGCTACGGCAGCAAGCGCATCTACTTTGTCGACCCATGGGTCACCGTGCTGCAGGAGGATGGCAGCACCAAGAGCGTGCCCGCCTCTGGTCACATCGCTGGCCTGATCGCCCGCGTGGACAACGAGGAAGGCTTCTGGGTGAGCCCTTCGAACCACGAGATCTTCGGCATCCTGGGCACTTCGCGCCAGATCGATTTCACGCTTGGCGACACGTCCAGCCGCGCGAACCTGCTGAACGAGCGCGAAGTGGCCACGATCATCCGCAAGGACGGCTTCCGCCTGTGGGGCAACCGCACCTGCAGCATCGATCCGAAGTGGGCCTTCCTGTCGCGCGTGCGCACGGCTGACATGATCAATGAGTCGATCCTGCGCGCCCACCTGTGGGCCGTGGATCGCAACATCACCCGCACCTACTTCGAAGACGTGGCCGGTGGCGTGAAGGCCTACATGGCCCGTCTGCAGACCCAAGGCGCCATCGCTGGTGGCGACTGCTGGGCTGACAAGACGGTGAACACGGCGGCCAGCATTGCCGAAGGTCACGCCATCTTCGACTTCGATTTCAGCACCTACTCGCCAGCCGAGCGCGTCACCTTCCGTTCGCGCCTGGTCAATTCGTATTTGGAAGAAATCCTCGCTTGAGGATAGGAGCGCCACACTATGCTGCCTCGCATCATCAAAGCCTTCAGTGTCAGCGTTGACGGCCGCGGCTACATCGGCCGCGTCGAAACCTGCAAGCTGCCTGACCTGACGGTCAAGTCTGAAGAATACAAGGCGGGCGGCATGGACTCGCCCGTCGATCTGGACATGGGCATGGAGAAGCTGGACGTGTCCATCACGTTCGCTGAGTACGACCCCAACCTGATCAAGCTGTTTGGCCTGTTCAGCGCCAGCACCCCGCTGGTGCTCTACGGCGCCTTGCAGCGCCAGGGTGAAGAAGCCGTGCCCGTCCAGATCCGTCTGCAGGGTGGCATCAAGCAGATCAGCCGCGGCGACTGGAAGCAGGGTGAGAAGGGTGACCTGACCATTCAGGCCAACTGCAACCGCTACACCGAGATCATCGACGGTGAGACGGTTGTGGACATCGACATCCTGAACTTCAAGCGCATCATCGGTGGCGTCGATCAGATCGCCAGCATCCGCAATGCGCTGGGGGCCTGAGCATGGACTTGAGCATCACCCTCAAGACCCCGGTCGTGGTTGACGGCCAGACTGTCACCAGCCTGACCCTGCGTGAGTTGACCGTGGACGAGCAGATCGCCCTGGAGCAGTCGCACAAGAGCAAGGGCCCGCTTGAGCAGGACAAGCACTTCTTCGCGCTGTCCTGTGGCGTGGCGCCAGGCGTCATTGGCGCCCTTGGCACCCGTGACTGGACGCGCCTGAAGACCCGCTATTGGGAGACGCTGGGAAACGTCGAGTCGGAGGACGCACCCTCCGAATGATGGTCGATGCGCTGGTCGCCCTGGGATACCCGTTCGGCGACTTGCGCAAGATGACCTACAGCGAATTGCGCGAATGGCTGGATGTGGCCGCCGAGCGCGCAGACAGAGCAAGTAACGGGGCCTGAGTGCCCCGTTTTTCATAGGTTGAATATGTCCCAAGCCCGCTCGCAAGTTCAGGTGTCGATTGTTGCCTCGCTTGGCAAGGACTTCGTGCAGGCGTTCACCGCCGCCGACAAGCGCATGGCAACGCTGGGCAAGAGCGCCCAGGAACTGAACAAGAAGATTGGCAGCATCGACGGCTTCAAGAAGCAGCAGGAAGCCGTCAAGCAGGCCGGGTATTCATGGCAGGCAGCCAAGGCCAAGGCCGACCAGTTCCGCGAGGCTGTGGCCGCCCAGGGCGCACCAACTCGAAAGCAGGCGGCAGACCTGGCCCGCCTGGAGCGTGCCACCGACAAGGCTGGGGCCGCATTCTCGAAAGAGCGCCAGCAGCTGGCCGAGATGGGTGCGGCCCTGCAGAAGGCGGGCGTCAACACCGGAAAGCTGACGGCCGAGCATGAGCGCCTGACCAAGCAACTGAACCTGGCCCAGGCTGCGCACGAGCGGGCCGAGAAGTCACTGGCGCGACAGCAGCGCACGACGCAAGGCATCGCCAAGCTGTGGTCTGGCATCGAGAAGGCGGCTGTGGGTGTCACGGCAGCCGGGGCCGTGCTGGGCGCCGCTGGCCGGAAGGCCTTGCCCTACGAGGAACAGATTGCCCGCCTGGCTGACACCGCCTCCGTTGGCAAGGGAGCATCTGGCTACAAGGATGCCAAGTCGCAGCTTTCGGCCGCTGTCCAGAAGGCCATTGATGCTACGGGCGGCGGATCCCGTGATGAGTTCGCAGCAGCGCTGAATACCCTGATCGCCACTGGAAACATGTCGATCCGAGAGGCCACAGACGCGCTTCCGAAGATCGGCCAAGGCATCCTTGGTGGTGGCACATCGGGCGCTGAGATCGCCAACATTTACCTGAAGGCAAAGAACTTCGGCCTTGACGGGGGTGATGCCCTGAACATGGCCCACCGAGCCGGCCAGTTGGGCGGCTTCGAACTGAAGGACGCTGCCCGCCAGATCCAGGAGCAGTTGGGTTCTGCACGTGCTGCAGGCTATGGCGGGAAGAAGGGCTTTGCCGCGATCATGGCAATGAATCAGATCGCCATGGACACTGCTGGCGATGCCTCGCAGGCGGGCAACAACGTCATCAACATCCTGAACAGCCTTTCGTCGCAGGAGCTCGCCAAGAACGTTAGGAAAACCGCCTCTGTTGACTTCGAAAAGTATGCGGAAGCACGAGCCAAGAAGGGTGTGTTTAAGGCCGAGGCGTTTGCCGAAGTGGCCGACAAGAAGCTGTCGGCCAACCCTGAATATCGCAAGCTGAAGAAGCAGGCCGAGACCGCCACCGGAACCGAGCGCGGCGATATCGCGCTGCGCGTGTCCGACATGATGGCTGGCTCAACCCTGAGCCAGTTCATTCAAGACCGGCAGGCTCGCGCTGCCGCGATGGCAATGCTGTTCGCCCGCAAAGACCCCGAACTGGACGCCAACAAGAAGCCAACTGGTCGCATGCGCTTTGGCGCCATGCAGGAAGACATCGCAAATGGCGGCCCTGCGCTGCAGGACTCTACCGACCGGATGAAGGGCGAAACCTTCGCGGCAGTCACCCGAGCCGCAGAGGCCATGAACGCGGCCAACGAACGCACCTTCCAGCTTCTTTCGGGCCCCATCCAGGCGCTGGCCGATGGCGTAACAAAGGTGTCGAAAGAGTTCCCCGTGCTCGCCACGGCGGCCTATGGCGCCGGCATCGCGCTGGCAACAGTCGCAGCGGCCGGTGTGCTTGGCAATGTGACTGGCATTGCCAACGGCGGCAAAGCTGGCGTCGTCATGAACGTCCTTGGGAAGGTGGGTGGGGTGGCTGGTGGAGCATTGGCCGCCCGTGGTGGCATGCTGGGCCGTGCTGGCGTGGCTGGCCTGCTGTCCTGGGGCGCCATTGAGGCGGGCGAGGCCACGGGTATCCTCAAGCAGAACGACGAAGAACGCGGCAAGGCGGCCCTGGACAAGGGCAACTATTTCGAGGCCTCGCGCTACATGTCGGCAGGGTCGTTCCTGTCTGGCGCATTCAACCGCATGACAGGTGGGGGCGGCACCCCTGATGCCGCGGCCAAGGCTGCAGCCGAGGCAGCAACCGCAGCCCAGGCAGCCAGTGACTCAGCCAGCAAGGCGGTCACGGCCGTGCAGCAGCGCCCCAACATCACGAACCAGAACACCTACAATCTGACCGTGAATGCGGGGCCCGAAGCGGGCAGCGCCGAGGCGGCCGACCAGATCATGCGAACGATCCGCCTGCATGAAAAGCAGAAGGCCGCTGAGCAGCGCTCCAGCATGTTCGGCAACCCCGCCTACTGAGGATCACCATGCCACTGGATAACAGTTTTTTCGTGGGCACGGCCGGTGGCCTGGCCTCGCCCACGATCCTTGCCAAGGCCCGCCAGACCACCGCGGGTGGCACCTACATGGCGAAGCTGGGCGACTACATGTTCAGCCTGGACACGGCCGCCTTCCAGTCGCTGCAGCGTGACACCGCATTTCGGTGGCAGGGCATCAAGCGCATCGGCCGAGCCAGCGCCCAGCAGTTCACCGGCCTGGATGACGACACCATCGAGTTGTCGGGCGTGATCGTGCCGCACTTCCGTGGGGGGATGTCGCAGCTTGCCTTGATGCGAGATGCTGCAGCCCGTGGCGTTCCCCTGCCGTTGATCTACGCCTTTGAAACCGTGGGCCAGTATTGCGGCCTGTGGTGCATCCGATCGATCAAGGAAGGCCGCACCGAGTTGACCCGGGAAGGCCTGCCCAAGCGCATCGAGTTCAGCATGTCGCTGGTCGCCTATGGCGAGGATGCGGGCACGTCCACCGGCCGGCTGACATCGATCATCACCGGAATCCTGGGCTCTAGCATTCCGGCCTCGCTGCAGCTGCCACTCACGCAGTCGGCGTCCAGCATTGCAAGCCTGCCCGCGATCACCCTGGTGAGCCCCACGGCTGATGTGAACGCCGCGGCAGCATCGCTGTCGGCTGCGGGTGACGCTGCCATGAACGTGGTGGGCACGGCCAAGGCCAACGTCCAGGCGGCACTCGCGAGCACCAACGCCGCAGCGCTGGCCGCCACCGCATCGAGCGCCATCCAGTCCGCCAAATCGCTGATCAGCGCGGCCAACACGGCGGTGGACACCTGGCGAGAAGTGCGCACCACCATCGAGGTGATCAAGAATTCGCCCGGCAGCGTTCGCGATGCTGCACGCGCCCTGCGCACGCTGTCTCAGACAGGCCAGACACTGGCATCCGTGGCCGGTGGTGGCGTGGCATCGAGCTACGCAGCCGCGAGCAGCCATGGCCACACAGCGGGTGTGAACGACACCGACCGGCTGACGGCCGCGGCCACCCTGGGCAACGTGAGCCGTTCGGCCAACACCATGCTGTCCGGGTTCATTTCGGCCATGGATCAGGCATCAAGCCTGATGGGGAAGATCAATGTCTGAGTACACAACCCGGCAGGGTGACCGCATCGATTACATCTGCTGGAAGCACTACGGCACCGAGCGTGGCGGCACGGTCGAGGCGGTGCTGGAGGCTAACCCAGGCATTGGCGCTTACGGCCCAACGCTGCCCGCAGGCCTGGCCATCACGCTGCCCGAGTTGACCAAGCCGGCGCTGGCCGAAACGGTCATCAACCTGTGGGACTGACATGAAGCCTGCCTTTCGCATTCTGGTGAACGGCTCAGACATCACGGGCATCATCAATGACCGGCTGGTGTCGCTCACGGTGACCGACGAGGCTGGCGTGAAATCCGACCGCGTCGACCTGGTGCTTGATGACCGAGATCAGCGCCTGGCCATCCCGCCCCGTGGCGCCACGATGGAGGTGCTGCTGGGCTACGACACGCGCCTGGTGAGCAAGGGCCAGTTCACCATCGAGGAAATCGAAGTGACCGGGCCCGAGCGCCACATGACCCTGCGCGGCAATGCCGTGGGCGCCAGCAAGGGATCAGGCGCTGCCAAAGAGGTAAGTTGGGATGACACCACGGTGGGCAAGATCGCCACCAGCATCGCGGCCAAGCACGGCTGGAAGCCTGCGATCAGCAAAGAGATTGCCGACATCGAGATCCTGCACATCGACCAGCATGAGAACGATCTGCAGTTTCTCTCGCGCCTGGCCACTGACAATGGCGCCGTGGCGAAGGTCGCAGGCGGGCGCCTGGTGATCGCGCCCACGGGCGAGGGAAAGACCGTCAGCGGCCAGGCCATGCCGACGATCACGGTGCAGTGCACGTCCACCACTGACTGGTCGATGACCCTGACTGAGCGCGGCAACTACAAAGGCGTGAAAGCTGTCTACCACGACACGCAAACCGCCCAACGGGGGGAGGCCATTGAGGGCGAAGACGGGGACAATACCCACAACCTGCCGCACACCTACCCGACCAAGGCCGCCGCCCAGCGTGCCGCAAAGTCGAAGCACAAGGCGCTGCAGCGTGGGAAGGACAAGTTCAGCATCAGCAACATGCCCGGTGATCCAACGCTTGCGGCCGAAGCAACGCTGCAGGCTAACGGTTTTAGGGATGGCGTTGATGGTGCTTGGTCGGTGATAACGGTTGCTCATCGGATAACTGATTCCGGCTACACTTGCGCCATCGAGTGTGAGACACCTGGGCAGTAATCCACAACTTGGCGCCCAAGACACTCACATCATGGACAACTCATCCCCTGGAAGGCTCACTGTGTCGGCTGACGATCTTCAACGTGTGGAAGGCAAAGTCGACAAGTGCCTGGAAGCAATCGAACGACTGGTTCTCATTGACGAGCGCCAGGTTGTGCAGGGTCAGAGGATGGGCCAGATCGAGCAGCGATGCGCGGTCATGGAGAGCCAGCAGCAGGTGCAGGCTGAGAAGCTGTGGGAGGCCCTGAAAACGGTCGAGCGCGCAGCCATCGAAGCCAACCACCTGACCCGGCAGAAGCTGGACAAGTGGATCAACTTTGGCATGGGGGCATGGTCGCTGGCCGTGACTGCTTTTGCCATTTTTCAGGCATTCCACAAATGAGCGCATTCAATCTTTTCATCGGCAAGGTGCTGGGCCACGAGGGCGGGTATGCGAACGACCCGCGCGACAGTGGTGGTGAGACGAATTGGGGCATCACCGTTGCGGTGGCACGCGCCTTCGGCTTCACCGGCACCATGGTCAGCATGACCCGCGATCAGGCCGCCACGATCTACAAGGCACGCTTCTGGGATGCGCTTCGCCTCGATGACATCGGATCGCTGTCCGAGGCCATCGCTGGCGAGCTTTTCGACACTGGCGTGAACCAGGGCGTCCAGCGTGCGGGCGAGTACCTGCAGCGCGCATTGAACGTACTGAACAACGGCGGTGCGCAGTACCAGGACATCACGGTCGATGGCCGCGTTGGGCCTGTCACTGTGGCCTGCCTGCGCGAGTTCCTGGGCCGCCGCGGCAAGCAGGGCGAGGTGGTCATGCTGCGCGCCCTGAACTGCCTGCAGGGCGCCTTCTACATCAACCTGGCCGAGACACGCCCGAAGGATGAGGCGTTCGTCTATGGCTGGTTGTCCAACCGGGTGGCGTGATGGGTGCTCTATCCAAGATCCTGCGCAATTCACAGGACGGCGGGCTGCACTTTTGGTGCCCCGGCTGCGATGGCGTCCACGGCATCAAGGTGGGTGAAGGCCCCGGGCCGCGCTGGGGCTACAACGGGAACCCAGACAAGCCCACCTTCACGCCCAGCATCCTTGTTCGATATGACGGCGCCGATGCTGACACCCCCGATGGCATCCCGAGCGTGTGCCACTCGTTCGTCACCGATGGCCGCATTCAGTTCCTGACCGACTGCACGCACGCGCTGGCAGGGCAGACCGTTGACATTCCAGACTTCGACAAGGCCTGACCATGGATCCCATCAGCATCGCCCTTGGCCTGTCTCAATTCGTGCCCGCCATTGCCAAGTGGGTGACCGGTTCCGACAAGGCCGGGGAGATCGCTGGCAAGGTCGTGGACATCGCCAAGGTGGTCACCGGCAAGGCTGATCCAGACCAGGCGCTGGCCGCCATCCAGGCCGACCCTGCGCTGGCCCTGCAGTTCAAGACCGCAGTGCTGGCCCAGCAGGTCGAGCTTGAGAAGCTGGCCGTGGCGAACGCAGCAGATGTGAACAAGACCATGCAGGCCGAGGCAGCATCCGAGCACTGGCCGACCTACAGCTGGCGCCCAGCCATCGGGTTCTCTGTGGCCCTGGCCGTGGTGCTGTCCGTGCTGACCGTGTTCATGGCCTACGGGGCTGCGGTGATCTACGGCCGCCCCGAGGGCCTGGCCTCACTGCCCGGAGTGCTGGGCGCCGTGGCCGCCATCATTGGCGTGGTGTCGCCGATCCTGGGCATCGCGTCGTGGTTCCGTGGCAAGGCTCAGGCTGATCCGAACGTGCCGACGAACAATCGCGGATGAGTTGACGGTGGGACTTTGGCCCGGGTTCGCCCGGGTCTTTTTTGCCCGAAAGCCTGAGCGAGTTTGTCGGGCATTGTTTGCGGTGCGAATATTTGCGGCATAATCACAACCACAGGTCTTTCAGACCTGTTGCGGTGGCGAAAGCCAAGGCGAATGACACCCCGGAAAGACGGGGCTTGAAGCCTGGTGCAGTTTGCCAGGGCCTTCAAGCGTGGGGGTTGATAGCGTTTAGTCGGGGTGCAGCCCCTTCTATCTCGCTGCTGCACCAGCCCCCACACTTGAGGGTGATCCTCAAAATCTTGCTGCTGGGCTGACAGCCTACTGTCGTAAACACAGCATTTCCCGCATGAGCCAGCTAACGGCGGGACGCCAGCTACAGGGCGTGGAGACGGGCGAGCATAGCCATATTGTTGTAGAGAGTGCCCTGAATCCGTGCCTTTCACACGGGCCTTCAGGTCTTCGCTCCATCCGGGCCAACCACGGCCACTGTCAACACGGATGTTGAGCGAAGACCCGAGGGTGGTGTGGCTTAACGGTAGAGCTGGCCCCAATGGCTTGATTCCGATTCGCGGTGGGCATCAAGAAGATAAGGCGACCTGGAAAACAGGTGGACTCGGTTCGACTCCGAGCATCATCCCTCGATCATTCCTCCCTGCTGTTGCCTTGTGCGACATTCGACCCGCCATCGTGCGGGTCTTTTTTTGCCCGTCTGGTGCTACTGCCACCGCAACTGCCCCCAAGGCACCCAAGCCAGATGGAAAAAAGACAGTGATTTCAAAGGTGAACCACCTCCCCATTCGCGTCTACTACGAGGACACGGACTCGCAAACTGGTGTGCAGCCAAGACAAGCCATTTTCCATTGCTGCACAAGCGTTTACCGACAATCTGGGTTGGCATCACTGGAACCCCTCTGAGGCCTTTACAGCCACCATTTTTCGCTGCTACTGCACCCAAACTGCAACCATGGGGCGATCAGCAGCATGCTCACCGAAGCCGCCATTCAGACCGAGATCCAGAAGGTCAAGAAGGGCCGCAAGGCCAGCGCGAACCTGTCCGACGCCGCACCCCGAGGCGCTGGCCGCCTGATCCTGGTCATCAAGCCTGGCCGGGCCGAGTGGTACGCCCAGCGCTTCGTGGATGGCCAGCGCAAGAAGCAGAAGCTGGGCGCCTACCCGGACATGACATTGGCCGAGGCCCGAGAGCGCCACGCAGGCCACAAGCCCAGCCCAGGGCGCAACACGCTGGGTGACCTGATCGACGCCTACCTGGTCACGCTGGAGGGGCGCCCATCACACAAGCAGGCCAAGTGCGTGTTCAGGACCGTCTCCGATGTGATCGGCCGTGGGCGCCTTGCCCGGGACATCGAGCCCATCGACATCGTGCGCGTGGTCAAGCCAACCCACAGGCGCGGCAAGATCGGCATGGCCGAGAAGCAGCGCATGTTCATGCACGCCGCCTATGCCTGGGCGCTGCAGGCAACCTACGACTACCGCACAGACGACACCCGCGATTGGGGCCTGAAATACAACCCCGTGGCGCCCCTGCCGGTGGATGAGCGGGCCTACCAGTCACGCGACACATGGCTGGACGTGGAGGCCTTCCTTGACCTGCTGGAGTGGGCGTCCATCGGCAAGCCTGGGACGGCTCGCCATGCCGTGGCCGTCATCATGCTGACCGGCCAGCGCGTCACCGAGATCTGCCGGGTGGCCTCAGCCGATTGGGACAGCCGAGAGCGCACGCTGCATTGGGCCAAGACCAAGAACGGCAAGCCGCACACGGTGCCGGTCTGCAAGCAGGCCGCGCAGCTGCTGGACGCCATCAAGACGAACCAGTCGCACCTATACCCTGGGTACAGCGATAGCCCGCACCTGTCTCAGGACTCGGTGCGTGCGGCCCTGAAGCGGGCAAAGAAGATGGGGTTCACGGCGCGGGATCTGCGCAGGACGTGGAAGACATTGTCTGGAATGGCCGGGCTGACCAAGGTGGATCGTGACCTGATCCAAAACCATGGGCAGACCGGCATCAGTTCGAAGCACTATGACCGCTGGGAGTACATGCCCGAGAAGCGCGCGGCCATCGCGCAGTGGGAGGCCTGGCTAGAAGACCAGCTTGGCAAACGCCGCGCCAAGCACCAGGCACAGAAGGTTATTCAACCCAAGAAGCACCGCAGTGCCGAGCAGGTCGTGGGTGTCTGACGGATTACTCATGCTGCGGCGGCCACAAGGAACGTAGCGAAGCGAGCGCCACTGGCAGCAATAAATAGGCCAGTGGTGAAGCGCATGTGTTTTGGGATATTGTCATTCGACGGCGAGAGTTTGCGAAGCTCCACCAGCCAGCGCAGGGAGTTTTGCGCAAACTCAGGGCAGTTACGCCCGGTGCGCCAGTTCCGCCATGTCTGCCTGGTTACTCCGAGACACAGCGCCATCTTCCCATCAGACAGCCCAAGTGCCTCTTGAAGCTGCCTGATTTCTTCCTTTGTCATTTTCTTGTTCCTGCTGCGTGACAATGGTTTTAACTAACAGTTCACCAATGTGGCTTGCAAGATGCTAATTTTTTGGACTGCTGTTGATTGATTTGCAGGCGGAAGGCTGCCATGCGTCATGGATATTGACGCAGTTATCCATTGCGAATAGGTGATTTCGATTCGATTGATTTATTTCAGATTCATAAATGAATAATGCCGGGGCTGGCCCGGCATTGAATATCATTTGGTCAGTGCATGCGCCTGCTTGTGGTGCGCCTGACAGATCCAGACTACAGAAAGTGGCTGATCATAATCAGGGTGGTGAGCGACGGGCTTTTTGTCGCATGTTGGCACCGCACACACCGGCCATTTGAACAGGCGCCCATCGCGGACTGCGTTGTTGACGGAATTCTGTGCTGCACGTTCGCGGGGGTTTTTGTCGCACCATTCCTTGGTGACCTTTCGGTTGTGCTCCATCCGCTCAGGGGTCTTTGCCCGCTCTCGATCATAGGCCTGGTAGTAGTCGGCCTTGTCATGCCGGTTCTTCAGCACCAAGGCCCGCCTGCAAGTCTTGCAGGTTCGGTCCTTGGCGTAGAAGTCGCCCGCGTCCCTTTCGGTGTCACAGCGAACGCACTTCATGACTAGAAGGGGATTTCAGAGTCGTCGTCATTGAAGCCTTGCTGCGGCGCTGGCGCTGGTGCAGTACGCGGTGCAGGCGCTTGGCTGCGTGGGGCTGGAGCCGGTGAGGCGCTGCGCTGGCCGCCTTCGCCACCGCTGTCCTTGCCACCGAGCATCTGCATCGTCTCGCCAATGATCTCGGTTGTGTAGTTGTCCTTGCCGTCCTTGTCCTGCCACTTGCGGGTCTTCAGGCGGCCCTCAATGTAGATGGGCTTGCCTTTGCCCAGGTACTCGCCAGCGATCTCAGCCAGCTTGTCGTACAGGGTTACGCGGTGCCACTCGGTTTCCTCCACCTTGTCGCCGCTGGCCTTGTCCTTCCAGGCGCGGGTGGTGGCCACCGACATGTTGCAGACGGCCGTGCCGCTGGGCGTGTGGCGGACTTCAGGATCACGGCCCAGGTTGCCGATGATGATGACTTTGTTGATGGATGCCATGGTCGGCCTTCAGTTGGTTGGGAGTTGGTTGGCCTGGGATTGTGCCTCGCGCTCGCGTGCGATCACGGCCCCGGCCAGGTAGACGATGGCGCCCAGCAGTTCATTCACGCCACGGTCGACGGGCAGGCGCTGGCTTTCCTCCGACTTCTTGAAGGCCTGCCCGAGCAGGGCGCCGATGCCGAAGCGGCGGGCCATGTCCTGCATCACCTGTTCGGTGAAGGGCTCGCCCTGGGCGTGGCGCTCCTTCCCCTTGCCGTGGGCGGCCTGCCCAAACGCGCGCTGCAGCACGTCGGCCAGGGCCTCATAGCCAGGGGCGTGAAGCACGAAGTGGAAGGCCTCATGCGACGCAGGCTCGGGCACGATGCTACCCGGCGCCATCAAAGATCCTGGCATGGGGCGAGGGCAGCCTTCGATGCTGCACCAGCCGCCATCGGTATCGCCGCAGACACTGCAGCGGTCGGCGCCCGATTTCTCGCCAGAATACTGAGCGATTTTTTCGTTCGCTTCAGCCAGCTTCGCAACTGTCACGGACTGAGGTGCCCACTTGAGAACGCCTCCGCGCAGGTAGAGGCGATTTGCTGAAAGATGGTCAGAAGCAAGACCGCCACTCAACATGAGATAGGCGACCAGCGCGCAGTCGGGGTCGTGGCCGTGGCCTTGTGGTGATCCGCAGCATGGGCAAGCAGCTTTGTCGCGGCGAGGCATGGGTGGTGCGTCTGGGTAGGTAATTGGTTCAGCCATGGTGATTGAGGGCGGTCACCCGCCCGTGGTTGTTGATCAGAAGGTTTCGCCGGGCTCGTCGCCCTGGGCTGCATCGCCACCAGGCTGGTCGCCCTGGTCTTCGGCCGGCGCCGGGGTTGGCGCCGGCTCAGGGGCTGGTGCGGGCGCCTGGGCAGGGGCTGCAGCCTTGACCTGCTGGGCAGCCTGGTTGAGGGCGTCGAAACTCTCATCCAGCCCGCCCGAGTTTGCCTCTGCCGCCTGCTTGTCAAAGGCCTCCGCGCTGGCCTTCAGATCGGCCGGGCAACCCTTGGTGCCGCCGATGGCCTTCTGGTGCGCCTTGGTGAGTGCTGCCCACTGCTTTTTCAGAGCCTCCAGACCCTGTTCGGCGGCCAGCTTCAGGAGCCCGCGTGAGTGCTCCACCTTCGGATCCAATCGCTGGGCGCCATCGACCCAAGCGCGCAGGGCCTCACCGTCTTCCATGGTGATGTAGCCATTGCCGCGCCCCATGATGTCGAGCAGCGCTGCCGGGCACTTCACCACGTCCTGGCGCTTGCCGTTGTCGTGCAGCATCAGCGACACCGTGGCTTCGAACATCACGTTCTTTTCGGTGATGGGCTGCAGTCCCATGTCAACGTAGACGGTCTTTTCCTGGCCGTTGACGATCTGCTTTTCGGGCTTCGCTTTCTCACGCGCTCGCAGGCACAGGATGATGTGCATGGGGCTGGCCAGCAGCGCCGACATGAACTTCTTGTGCTCACCCTTTGCCTTGTTCCAGTTCGGCAGGCGTGGGTTGCCAGCTTCGGCGATGTCCTGGATGCCGCCGATGCCCTCGTACTCATGGGAGCCGCTGTCGATCACCAGGACTTCGACGCCAGCAGCTGCAAATTCGTTGATGGCCTGTATGTATCGGGCTGGGCTGAAGGGCGGCTGCATTTCTGCATAGAGGAATGGTGAAGGCAGTTCGTCAGCGTAGAGTCGTCCACGGCCAGACTCGGTGTCGAGGAAGCCGACCTTCTTGCCGTTGCCCTTGGCCATGCCATAGGCGAGTTGCAGGGCGGTGTAGGTCTTGCCTCCGCCAGACACGGCAGAGAGAAAGACCAGCAGTCGAGCGCCTTCGCGGCGCGATTCTTGGATGTTCAGGATGCCCATGGTGGGTGTCTTTCAGGTGAGGTTGATCAGTACGCCTTGCCGCCTTCGGCAAGGCGGTGCTCAGGCTTGTGGTCGATGCGAGATGCGTTGAAGGCCAGCTTCTCGCCCAGGGCGCCCGCCACATCTAGGCCAACACCGCCCGCCAAATCGAAAATTCTGATCACGGCATCAGCCAGTTCGACCTCCAGCATCTTGCGGTGCGGCAGCTTGTCGTCTGCCAGGTTCTTGCGGTGGCCCTCCATGCCTTCGGCCACCTCCGACACGATCAGCATCAGCTTTTCGGGGATGTTGACCTTGAGGGGCTGGCCGGGTGCGCTGGTCAGATCCTCGCCGGTCTTCAGGTCTGTCCACCAGGTGCGGTTCGCCGCGTGACAGATGTCGGTGAGGCTGCGCGCAGCCATGGCGGCCAGTTGGAAGTCTTTGGCGTCAGGGGTGACGGTCACGGTGGCGGTGCTTTGGTTCATGATTGCCTTTCGGTGGGTGGTTGAACGATCATCCGCGGTGAGCAGCCTTGTTGCGGGACTTGTTGCGGGCCTTGAGCGCCATGCGCTGGCCCTGGCGCACCGAGTGGCCGGGCTTGGGGTACTTCCAGCCCAGGCGGCCAGCACGGAAGGCCAGGCGGTTCGCGATGATTTCGACCGCGCGCGAGGGTGAGCGCTGGATGGGTGTCTGGCCCGTTTCGGTCTTGCCGACCGACGAACCTTTCACGACGCGCACTTCTTGTGCTGTGGTGGGCGAACCGGACATGGCGGCAACGCCAAGGCCTGCGACTGCAGCCAACATTGCCGTGGCTGAACGGAGAGACTTTTGCATACTTGCTTTCAGGGGTTGGGAAACTGATCAGGCGGCCGAGCCGACCACCTCTTGCAGGGTCTTGAGCGCCCAGCCGGGCACCTCCAGCGCCTGCACCTTCTCGGAGTAGCCGGGCCACTGGCCGGTGCGCAGGCACTCAGCAAACAGGGCCAGCAGGGGGCGATACTTGCGGCGGCCGTACTCCACGAAGTCGGCCGGGGCGCTGTGGTACTGCGTGGCATAGGGGCGATCACGCTCCTGGCCCAGCCATGCGAACACCGGGGGCTTCTTCGTGCCGTAGTGGGCCTGGAAGCCGTCGCTGTAGAACGCCGCCTGGAAGTACATTTCGCTATTCCAGGCCGAGCGCGCGAACCCTTCCTTGCTGCTGTCATCGTTGCTCTTGCCGTCAACGATCAGCCCGTTGGGGAACATCGGATGGCCGGGCGGCACGTGCCAGTCAGGGCGGATGCGGCACGGTGCACCGGTCTGCTTGTCGACCCAGAAAATCGAGGCCTCACCCAGACCACCGGGCAGCGACTTGATCACCCGCGTGACCGGGTGTACTTCAGCCGCGTTAGACATGGCGCGTACGTCTGCCAGATCATCTGCTGAGAGCAGCACCTTGCCGACCAGGCTGGGCGCCAACTCCAGGATCTTGGCATGCACTTCGGCCTCGATGCCGGTCTTTCCTTCGGATGCTAGTTCAGCCAGCAGCGCCTTGCCTTCCTTGGTGGTCTTGCTGATCCCGTCAGGGATGGCGACGTGCGTGGACTTGAACGCTTCGAAGTCGGCCAGCGCCACATCCAGCATCTTCGCCAGCGTCGTGGCCGGGTGGATGTCTGGCTTGGCTGCGTAGGTGCTGGCGAACAGTTCGGGCTCCCAGATGCCCGTGTGCCAGGCCGTGCCCATCAGCATGTACTTGGTGGGGTCTTTGCGCTCGCGCTTGGGGTTCATCGGGCTGGCTTCGAAGAAGTGCGCCGGGGACTTCTGGAGCAGCTTGAAGCCGCTGGAGCCGATGTGGCTGTGCCCGTGATAGGCCTCGTTCGACATGTCTGTGAACAGGCCCTGCAAATGGTTATCGTTCATCTTGTCCTTTCGGTGGTTGATCTTGTGAAATGCTTTGCAGTGCTTGCATAGTAAACACAAATGTGCAAAGATGCAAGCATGTCAACAGTAAATCATTGCCATGAGACTTGATGAATACCGCAAGCAACGCGGACTGAGTTGCGAACAGGCGGCCAGCCAATTGGGCGTGGACGTGAGCACCTTCAACCGCTGGGAGCGCGGCGATACCGTGCCGGGTGGCATCAACCTGATGCGGCTGGTGCAGTGGTCGGCCGGGTCCGTGAAGTCCGATGACATCCTGGCCGTGGCCGAGGAAGTGCGGGCGAAGAAGGCCGCCGCCACCAAGGCTGTCGTTGCGGCCGTGACGGGGCCGGGCCTGACGGCTGATCAGGCACGGGCTGAGAGCGCCGAGAAGAAGGCGGGTGCAGCATGAAGACCGTAACCGTCGATGCGGTCGCGCTGCGCACCGTGCTGGTCGCCCTGGTCGGACCTGGCCACCTGATCCACGAGCTGCAGGCCACGCGCACCCTGGATGTGGCGGCCCTGACCGGCGTCGAAAACCCAATCAACTGCCTGGTGCGCGAGTTCAACGAGCAGGCCGAAGCCCAGGAGGGCGGCCAGCAATGACCCAATCCCGCCTTCACTCCATCGCCGAGGCCGTCGCCGGCACCGCCATCGGCTTCGTCGTTTCCGTGGCGGCCAGCATGGTCGTCTACCCCGCCCACGGGCACGCCTTCACCCTGGCCGAGAACGTCAGCATCACGCTGATCTTCACCGTGCTGTCGGTGGTGCGGTCGTATGTGGTCAGGCGTGCGTTTGTGGCTTTGCATCGCAAGGGCTGGCTTGCATGACAATCGCCACCCCCAAGCCCATCATCCTGCGGCCTGAATACCAGCTGCCCATGGTGCGTGACATTGCCAAGGCTTACCAAGAAGGCGCCAAGGGCGTCATCCTTCGCTGTCCCACGGGAGGTGGGAAAACCCGCACTGCCAGCTACATCGTCAACAAATACGCCAGCACAGGCCGCCAGGTGCTGTGGATCGTTGACCAGGAAGAACTGGTCGACCAGGCCGCGATGACATTCGCCGAATACGGAATCGAGCACCACATGCTGTGCTCCGCGTCGACGGAGCGCGCAGTTAAGGCGCACGAGTTCATGGAGTTCGGTCGGTCATGGGTCAAGCATGGCGCGCATGTGGTCATCGCCAGCATCCAGACACTGGTGCGCCGCCTTGATGGTCCAGTGTGGAGCGACCAGCACCAACTGAAGTGGCTCAACCCGGCCCAGATCGTTGCCGATGAGGCAGACCTATCGCTGGCCGCCACCTGGCGCCGCGTCATTGGCTACTGGCCAGAGGCCCGGCTGCTTGGCCTGACCGCTACACCAGTTCGCATGGATCGCCAGAGCTTCGCGCGGCATGAGGGCGGCCTGTACGATCAGATCGTGCACGGCCCCACCGAGGCATGGCTGATCGACAATGGCTTCCTTGCCAATTACGACGCCTACAAGCCTGAGATGCACCTGCAAGAAGGCGTGGCCGACCTGACCAAGCGCAAGGGTCACGACTACGACCCGCAGGAGCTTGAGAAGGAGTTGGACGCCCCCCGGATCTATGGTGACGTGGTGGCCCACTACCGAACGTTCAGCCATGGCAAGCCGGCGATTGCGTTCTGCCCGACCGTGGCCAGCGCTGAGAAGTTCGCCCGGGCATTCAGAGACGGCGGTTATCGGGCACTGGCACTGGACGGCATGACCGAGGATGGCAAGCGCCGCAAGGCCATCAAACAGCTGGGCAATGGCGAAATGGACGTGCTGACCGGCGTTGGTCTGCTGGTCAAGGGCGTGGACATCCCCTACGCCACCACGGCCATCTGGCTGCGTAAGACCATGAGCCTGCGGATTTTCATGCAGGGCACGGGCCGGGTGCTGCGGCCACACCCGCAGAAGGATCGGGCCATCATCCTGGACTGTGTTGGCGTGATCGAGGAACACGGCCTGCCGCATTTCGAGCGCGAGTGGTCGCTGTCGCCAGAGGCCAAGAAGACCAAGGCAAAGGCGGCCAACGACAACGAGCAGGACGTGAAACTGCGCACGTGCCCATCGTGCGCGAGCATCCATGTCCCGCTGCCTGTTTGCCCGAACCAGAACAAGTTCGGGAGCGGCGAGCCATGCGGCTACGTCTACCCGGTCGCAGAGCGCCGTGAGGCCGTGCAGGTGGATGCCAATCTGGTGAAGGTCAACATGGAGGAAGAAGAGCGGCAGCGCCGCCAGCGCCGCGCCATGCAGGGCCAGGCGCAATCGGTCGAGGAACTGATGGGCACCATGGGCATGAGCCGGTCGCGCGCCACAAAGATCGTTGCAGCCAGGCAGGCCAAGGCCCGGGTGATCAGCGACATCATGGATGTGCTGGAGCCATTCAAGGCCCAGGGCGGGAACGTGTTCAAGACCTTCGGGTGCACGCTGACCGCGATCCGCAACATGAAGCCGAAGGAGTTGCAGGTGCTGCGGGCCAAGGTGGTCGAGCACGTGCAGGCGACCAGTGATCAGGCTGCGTAAGTCCTAGTAATCTGTGTGGGCTTTGTTTGCTGCGTAAATAGTTTGTGCATAATGGAGACATCGCAGCAAGCAACGCACCGGAGAACACCATGCTGAACGCCTACATCGCCCAACGCACTCCCCGCAACCGCGCACCTTACTTCGTGATCTCCTTTTATGTACAGAAGGAATACGGCTTGGGCGTGGATCACGTCAAGGATGTTCGCACTGGTGAGGATGCCGAGTTTGCTACCAAGGACGCAGCCCGTGCGGTGCTGCGCTCGATGAAGAAGCCCGCCAAGCGGATCGCTAACTGATTTTTGGAGCCACCTGTGAAAGTCCTGATTGCCTGTGAATACTCTGGCGCCGTCCGCGATGCCTTTATCCGTGCTGGACACGACGCCATGTCTTGCGACCTGCTTCCGACAGATGTGGCCGGCCCACACTACCAAGGCGACGTCCGCGACATCTTGCACGAGCCGTGGGATATCTTGATTGCCCACCCACCTTGCACCTACATCTGCAGCAGTGGCCTGCATTGGAACAAGCGAGGCGTTCTGGTTGATGGCCGCCCTCGTGCTGATCTGACGGATGAGGCCGTGGCCTTCGCTCGCATGTTCATTGATGGCCCTGAGACTGCCCACATCCCGCGCCGAGCCGTAGAGAACCCCATTGGCTGCCTGTCCAGCCGCGTCCGCAAGCCCGATCAGATCATCCACCCGCACCAGTTTGGCCACGACGCCAGCAAGGCGACGTGCCTTTGGCTGCAAGGTCTGCCGAAGCTGGCGCATAACAAGATCGTGGAGGGCCGAATGGTCAATGGCCGAGCCCGCTGGGCAAATCAGACCGATAGCGGGCAGAACAAGCTGCCGCCATCTGATGACCGCTGGAAGATCCGAAGCGAGACTTACGCCGGGATCGCTGAAGCCATGGCCCTCCAATGGGGCGGCTTGGTGCACCACAACGACAACCAGTTGGCCGCCGATAGCTGCGCCGCCTGACAACACCAGCCGGGACGGGCCCGGCCTCTACACCATGAACCAAGTCCAAGAACTGATCCGCCGATCCGAAGCGCAAGCCCGTTTGCCAGTTCGGCGCGGCCGTCCTGTCGCCATTTCCTCTCGCTGGAAGCCAGGCCATGTCATCCGCATCGACACCGAGCGCGGCAGCTTCGAAGAGATCAACGCCCCGCTGGTGTCGACCACCGAAGCAGTCGTCCAGCACGTGCTGCTGACCAAGCCCAAGCCAACCGGCTACCCGTGGCAGTGGTGGGCCTGCGTGATCGGCTGCGGCATGGCCTGCCTGGCAATCACCCGCTGGGCGCCGATTCCATGAGCAGCGACAACCGCTGCGTGATCTGCCTGCAGTACGGGCACAAGTCCCACAACTGCCCGCAAGGGCTCTACCTCCCCAAAGCCACCATGAAACACCTCATCACCTCGCTGGCCTTGCTGGCCGCGGCATCCGTCCATGCTGAAGGCATGGCCCCTGACTTCCTGAACCTTGGTGGCCCGAGTTACCACTTCGACAGCGATGGCAAGCGGGTGGAAGGCTTCAACGAGGTCAACGCTGGCCTGGGCCTGACCTGGGCGAAGCGCGACGTGTGGCTGATGGGTGAAACCGATGTGTCGGTTGGCGCCTACTACAACAGCGAGCGCCGGCCGACCGCCTACGCCACGTTGAGCAAGCTGCCGCTTGAGATCCTGGGCGCCCGCGCCGGCATCACCATGGGCCTGGCCACCGGTTACCGACTGGCACCAGTGGTGCCGCTGGTCGCCCCGACCGCCTGCTGGAAGTACGCATGCGCGATGCTTCTGCCGCCCCTCAAGGGCGTGACCGCTGGCGTGATCAGCCTGCAATTCCGTGTCCCACTCTGAAAGCCGACCATGAAGAACTTCCACGAGGAATTGGCCGCCCATGTCCACGGCCACGAGCACCCGCTGCCTCACCCGAGCACGGCGCCCAGCGCTGCAACCCGCCTGGCTGATCGCCTGGAGCGCGAGGCAGCCGACACCACGCTGGACGCCCTTGAGGCCAGCATGAAGCGCCGCAAGGCCGATCTCGATGCCATCACCAGCCGCACGAATTGGGCGCTCTACGAGGAAGACCGCCACCCGCCTGTGTTCAGCGTCAGCCTGCGCGGCGTGCTGATCGCCCTGTCTGCTGGCCTGGTGCTGGCCGGGATCGTTGGCCTGGTTCGGGGGTGCGCATCGTGAGCGACAAAGACGAAACCATGGGGTGCGAAGGCCCGGGCGATGACGTTCGCATGGTCAAGCCGTTCTACACGCCAAGCAAGCCGGTGCTGACGTATGAGGGGGCGGCCACGGCCAGCGAGCAGGGGGAGCCGGTGGGCCAGCTTGGGAGGCGAAACATCTTCGACGCAATCCGTGGCGCCTATGACCTGGGCTACAACGATGCGCGGAACGCACGCGCCGTGCCCGGCGACTCCGCCCCCGGCTATGACGGGCGCAACGTCGAGGCCGATCACGGCGGGGCGCTGTTCAACACGCTGAACCGCCGCCTGCACACAGCCCAGCCCGCCCCTGCCGCGAGGCCGATGCCTGACGCCAAGGCGCTCGAAATCGCAGGCCGCGTGTCAACGTGCGTTGAAGCCATCCGAGAGGCAGAAGCCCACCACCGCATCGGCTCACGGCCTACCGCCCCTGCTGTGACTGCCGAGTGGGTGGTTAAAGCCAACTCAATCCTTGAAGACCTCGCAGCGTTTGAATCTGGCAACGCCGCTGGCTCACCTGTCATGAACCGTGCGCAGATCGGCGCGAGGGCCATCAATCTGCTGCGTGACATGCTCTCAGCCGTCCCGGCTGCTGCTGTGCCTGCCGACCGTGATGTGTTCGTGGTCAACCTGATGCGCCACACGACGCTGACGAAAACTCAAGCCCGCGCCCTGTTGGCTCACTGGCTTGATGGCGTGGAGCCTGGTGCCGCGCTGTTTGCTACGGCTGCTGTGCCTGCTGTGCCTGCTGTGCCGGAGGGGTGGCAACTGGTGCCGGTGGAGGTGACGCCGGAGATGGTGGGTGCGTTTGCTGATGCAACAGATGACGAACCAATCTGGCACCAAACGACCGAAGAAGACCGCCAAGAAACCATCAAGCTGTTCGGCCCTTGCTACCGCGCCCTGCTTGCCTCCGCCCCCACGAGCACGAAGGGAGGGGCGTTATGACCCCCAACGAACAGCAACTGCACTGCGCCCTGGTCGAGATCCGTTCGGCCGTGGCTGACCTGAACATCATTGTCACGAAACTGGCGTGGGGCAGCACCATGAGCGCGGAGGCCCGGCGCATCGGTGCAGTCGAGAAGTCGCTGGCCGAGGCGGGCAAGACGCTGGACGCCATGAAGCAGCAAAGCCCACCACCTGAGCGCGAGCAGCGCGGCATGCGGTCAAAAGTTGAGACTGGCGAGTTCGACCGCTGGTAACGCATTCACGGCTGCACAGGCGGCCAGCTCGTGCCGTAGAATCTGCGGCATGGCCCAAAATGGCGAAACCAAGATCCAGAACCGCGCACTGCTTGAAGTCGGGCTTCGGCCCGACTGCATGGCCATCCGCATGCAGTCTGGCGTCTTCCGCGCCATGAACGACCCCGAGCGCATCGTGAAGGTGGGCACGCCTGGCGTGTCGGACACCATGGTGTTCGTGGCCACTGTCATCACCGCTGAGATGGTTGGCAAGACCATCGCCGTCCCGCTGGCCGCCGAGGTCAAGACCCAGAAGGGCCAGCAATCCCAGGCCCAGCGAGACTGGCAGCGATCATTCGAAGCCCGGGGCGGCATCTATCGAGTGATCCGCCAGCCAGGCGACATGACAGCAGCTGTCGAGGAGATCCGAAGTGGCAAAGCCTTCCGCTGATCCCGCTGGCCGCCAGCACCCACAGCCCGAGCACCTTCTGGCGTTCGTGGAAAAGATGGTCAGGCAGACCGGCCGCAACTACGCCGCACGCACTGCGGAAATGATCAAGCGCGACTTCCCAGGCAGCGCCGCGCAGTTGCTGCCCAAGTTGCGGGTGATCTACAAGGCCGGAAAGCCATAGTAATCTTGTCTGGTATTGTTTACTAAGCGAATTGTTGATGTATATTTACACCGTCAACAACGCAACGCAAACAACCCCATGCAGGCCCACCAAGAAACCGAAGCTGTCTACAACGTCAACAGCGACGACGCGATCATCCAGCAAGCCCTGGCCATCCTGAAGGGCCGCATGAAGGGTGGCACCAAGATCGACAGCCCACGATCCATCCGCGACTACCTCGCCCTGACCTTGGCTGGCCTGGAGCGCGAGGTGTTCGGCCTGGTCTACCTGGACAGCCAGCATCAGGTCATCGAGTACGAAGAACTGTTTCAAGGCACCCTGACCCAGACCAGCGTTTACCCGCGTGAGGTGGTCAAGGCATGCCTCTACAAGAACGCCGCCGCGGTCGTTATGGTGCACAACCACCCATCTGGCGTGACGACACCATCCCGCGCCGATGAACTGCTGACGCAGACCCTGAAGTCGAGCCTGAGCCTGATCGATGTCCGCGTGCTGGACCACATCATCGTGGGCCACGGCGAAACGCTGTCGAT